TCATAGGAATCATTATACAAATGCAAAAATCAATTCAACTTCAGGTAACACAATCCTTTGTCTTACCTGATGTTTATCGTTCAGGCACCGTGGAAGAAATAGAAGAAGCGCTCTGGATCGGCGCCATGACACAACAATCCATTAAAACACGTCGTTCTAATAACGAAGTTCATGTTATTGAAGCACGTCATGAAATGGAACTTCAACACATTCAAACAACCTATCAGGAAAAATTATCAGCTCTGCAAGAGGATATTCGTTCTATCACTGCGGAAAAAGATAAAATCAATGCTGAGTATTCCAATGGAATCAAGGAGGCGCGCCGTGTAGAAAAGGAAATAGGTGGGCGAGACACAGAAGAAAAAGTACGACTCCTGCGAAAAGAGCATGATATTCTTTTGACGCGCTATGAAGTATTGGAAGTACGAAAAAGAGAATTAGAAGAACTTCGTGCACATGACATTCAAGAAGCCGTCAAAAGAACAGAAATACTCATGGAAAAAGTCGTCGCTGCCAAACAACAACAACTCGACAAAATGGAAGCGACCTATCATAAACTAAGCGAAAGCATTACCAAACAAACCGATGAAGTCAATAAATTGTCGAGCACCCTCGGAAAACGAAATGCGAATGTCAAAACAAAAGGATCCGATTATGAAGAAGAATTCGGTGACAAACTCAAACGAAATTATGGACTCTGTCGCGGATTTCAACTCAAAGATACTCGCCTTGGCATGGGACACGAAATGGATTTTTCCATGGAAGTAGAAGGACAAGTCGTTCTCTGGGAACTCAAGAACTATACCGCAATTGTTCCCAAAACAGAAGTGGATAAATTTCTACGTGATGTGAAAGAGAATCCACAGGCACATATTGGTGTCATGATTAGTCGCTATACAGATATGTATGGGAAAAGTCATTCAGGACATTTGTTGACGGAGTTTGATGGTGAGAACATGATGATTTATATCAATCGCTTTGAAGAATTCTGTGGCGATGACGAAAATCGTGTTTTTCAAATGCTACATTCTCTCTTTCGTATCTGGTGGGAGTACCATAAAGAAGATGCGAAGACATTTGATCGTGTGGAAATTCTACGTGAATTGGAACGGGCGATTGAGGAATTGGGAAAACGTCGCACCGATTGGCGACGTCATAAGGCACATTTGGATGAATTGTCACGATGGACCACTGATTTGCTTGATGAATCGGAAGATCGCTTGGATCGTTTATTAAAGAAAATTCGTCATACAGAATCAATATCTACTCATGTCATTCCTGATGGTATTTTTCGTGATTCGGGGGAAGAAAAAGAACGCTTATGGACAGGCTCCATTATGAAAGTCTGTTCGCCAGGTGGCGAAATTGAAGTTCGTGAATTGGTCGATCTTCTCGGCACCCATCATAAATTGTCCAAAGACACCATCCGAACGAATGTGATGTCCATTATAAAAGATTCAGCAGTTGTCAAAAAAGGAGTCATTAAATATATTAAAGGAATTTCTCCACTCTCTCCAAAATAATCATTTTATAAAAAGTATATGTTCTACATAGAATATTTTATCATGGATGTATCCCAACTTCGTATCATCATTCCATCTGACGTAGAACAATCCGACAAACTGCCGAAAAGTAATGAAATCACAAAAGAAATCAAGGAAGTACGAGTTCTTTCTTTTTTACAACAATTTCGAGACAAAATCATACAATGTATTGAATGTATTACATTATATACACCCTATCCAACCATTTCACAGATCCATAAAAATAAAATACGTGATAAAGTAAATCATCTAAAATCATTTTATAACCATTCTATTACAACCCATCCCTTCGTTATTTCTGATTTTGAATCACAACATGATCCGATCTCTAAAGAAATATGTACAATACATCATACCATTTCCAATCTATTAGATCAAATGAACAAACACATTAACGTAATTATAGCAAAGAAAGTAATTGTATTTGACTCCTCCTCTCTCTTATATGATTGGGCTTAAACACAATTGTCATCATTATAAAAGAATGAAAACGGCTGTTCTTTTTACAGGTGCTTTGAGAACAGTTAAGAAAACTCTCCGTTATCTAAAAGAAAATGTTCTGATTCATACCGATGTTCATCTCTTTGCTTGTCTTCAAAATGACAGTCCTTCACCCGATACAGAATGGAATGAATGGTTTCGTCAAGAACTAGGAAATCATATCAAATCCATCACATGGTTTAGTGATGCGTATTATCCATCATGGACAGCAGAACGTGACATTATGCTTCGTCATATGCCACTGGACGATGGTTGGAAACATTATCTTCGTACGAGTGGTTCCATGGTTGAATACAAACAATTGCAACTCGCCTATCTCGCCATGTCACATCATGAACAGTCACAATCCTTTTCCTACGATTATATCATACGCGCAAGAACCGATACGATTTTTGCCAAAAAGGTTGATTTTCATTGGCTCTCTTTCTCAAATGATCAGATCACTCATCGCCTCCATTTGATTCAAACGAAACTAGTCACCGAGAAAATGGATTCAAGTTATCCATCCGTCTTTTCCTATTTCATGAGTACCTTACTATCCGATGATCTCCTCCCCAATCTTACCCATCTCCTTATCAACTATCTTCCCTCCAAAAATGCGATTATGCCACGCGCAGAAGAGCTAGGCGAGTATCTTCGCAATGGACAATACATTCTTACCATTCGGAAAAATCTATTATATATAGTGCGCCGTTCTCTTTTTCATACCATTCCTTCCCTCGCTAGTTTATATGGCACCTTTCGTTCTCCTCACTCCGATCATCATTGGTTCAACGCAGAATGTCAATTTCAAGGTGCCTGTTACCATACTGGACTTTCCAGCCACGAATATTCTACCGCCTTTGAAGAACGTCCCATCGCAGAACGAGAACAGTGGAATGAATCCGATTATTTTGATAAACATTTTAACTGTATCCATTCACATATGCTATATTGTGTTGTTCGTACCTAATCACTCCATAAAAAATAGGGCAGTTTCCTTATTTTTTATGATGTATTTCGTATTTATTGCTTATTTATTGCTTATTTATTTCTTATTTATTGCTTGTAATATGTCATACCGCTCCGAAGACACAGATAATTGGATGGCTGTTCCTCTTCCTCCTCTTCCTCTTCCTCTTCCTCTTCCTCTTCCTCTTCTTCCTCCTCTTCCTCCTCTTCCTCCTCCTCTTCCTCCTCTTCCTCCTCTTCCTCCTCTTCCTCTTCCTCCCCTTCTTCCTCCTCTTCCTCCTCCTCTGCTTCCTCTTCCTCCTCTTCCTCCTCTTCTTCCTCCTCTTCCTCCTCCTCTGCTTCCTCTTCCTCCTCTTCCTCCTCTTCTTCTGTCTGTGACCCTATCTCGCCAAACCGATCCGATAGACGCTGACGTTTCGCTCCATTGATGTGATAAGAGAACCCTTCTTCCTTGATCGGTGCATTTGGAACGACACGGGAAATAGAACGATGCGGTGTAGTAGGCGAATTGGAATGATATTCATTCAAAATACCACCCAGATTCACTACCAATCCAAACCATGTTCTATGAATCTCTGACCAACGCATGTTCACCAGCTCAGAAATAACCTGTTCACCATGATGCTTAAAAGAAAACATATCCACTACATGAATACCTTTTACTTGCTCCTCAGAAAGACACAATACACTCTGAATGGATTGACGCAACGTATAATCCTTATGAAAATGAAGATCGCCATAGAAATCCTCCAACACAATTTCATGCGTATTATTGTAACGACGAAATACATTAAAGTACTCACAACCATGGATGGAAATGGTTCCCAGATAATCCAATTTGGGAATCACTTTTCCATTGATAAGCATGAGAGACAAATTAGAAAGACGTTGATTACGCTCATCAAGTTGTGAAGACATGACAAAAGAATAAAGTAGCTATAATAGTATAGAGTGACTTTATTTAAATCCTGTTCCATGTTCTTGCTCTGTTCGAGGGTCAAATGTATAGTGTATCGCGTTATTGCTGAATGAGATAATTATCTGATAAAATACCTTTCACCATCGGCTGAATCTGATTTTGAAGAGCCGTCGCCATCACTTCAGGAATGTCTGTATACAAATTCTTTACATCATTACGAAGCTGATTCGTATTCGCCATGACCGTTTCAGGCGTATATTCCAATTCCTTTGTCGTAAATGCATTTGGTGGCGGAATCTTGTCCTTGATCAGATCCTTATATAACGTAAAATCATATAACACCTGATTACTCGCATTCGTTTCAGGACCTATTTGCACTGTTGTCTTTGAAGCATCCGCACAACGAAATGCTGCAGAAATTGTATTGGATTGGTTACATTTCGGATCCGTACTCTTCAAAATACGACTCGAGAGACAACGATTCTCATTCTGACACCACGAACATCCACTCGCATCCGCACACGATACACAATCTTGATTGGCAGCACAATAATCCTCTAAAAATGCCTCCTTTTCCTGATGCGTCCACCAAAACACAAATAAAATAATTGCAATCACAATGATGAAAAAAGATTGTTTCATCCTTCTATATAGATGTGATAAACTACATTGCCCTTCTTTTATAAGTACGTCTTCCACGTGTTTTTTTCCGAATGGTTCGTTGTTGTACTCTATGAATCGCATCCTTCATCATTGTGATTCCTTTATCCTTCTGATACGACGGCGGTAGTTCATCTCTTTTCGCAGTATGCTCCGTACTTGCCAGAAATAATGCTATGATATGTTGAATGGAAGATGCAAATGGATCCGATGAAAATCCAGTACCATATATCATTGTCATATAGGGCGCAAATTGAACCATACTCACATTTGCCTCTTCTACCGCATTCTGATAGATTTCACCCAACCGTTCAAATGACGCCTTAAATTCATATGGTGGTACCTGATAATAATGATTTCCAATCGCACGATGTAAATCCTTATGATCTAAATCGTCAAAAAAATAGACATCGTTCACGGACAACGTAGACGGCGCCTTACATTTCCCTTCTATCAACACCTTTCTCAAACTTGCCCATGTTTTATCCCATTTATCATGTAATCCCATTTTAGCAGTTTCATGCTCATTTCGTAACGGATGCATACGATGAACACACTCTCCAATCAATGTCGTTGTTCCAAGATACTCATGAATCAAATCTCTAATAAATTCAAGACACACCAACGTCCCATTATTACTATAAATCACGACATGCGCAACCTTCTTCGCTTTTTGTAAGTTGTACAAGGAATGCATCACTTGTAGTACACCAGGACGTAGAATTCCAAGCGGCTTCGCAGAAAGTTCCTCTCGCAACACCTTCTTTACAAAAAGGCGATATGCCTTATTCACTTGCTTATCTAAAGAGTCAGATAAAGTAGGGAGAAGTTGTGGATGATCTTCTTCTATTGTTTCTTTTAAACGAAGACTCGTAATACAATAAAAAACCGAATATAGTTCGGCAATGGCTTCATCCATATCAAAGACGAAATACTTCATCTTTTCTATGTCATGATATTTTATTGTGTCGCCACTCGCGGCTTTGTTTGTTTCTTTATTTGATTCTTATCCACCCGCTCAGCAGGCTCCACATATCGGAGCTTCAGAAAGCGAAAGATGTCCTTCTCTGTTTTCATCTGCGGTGGAACTGCTACATCCGCATGCAATGGAGTCAACCGATGCTCATTCAACGTATACCCCTTCTCCAACGCATCATGACGAAATGCCACATTAAATTGGTCCGATCCCGTAAAATACAAAATCGCATACGCATATTCCTCATCAGGCGTCAACAACAAATCCAATCGTCTTGCCCCTCCCAAACGACAAATCGCCATACACTTATGCTCCCCTAATGCCAACACTTCTTCTATATATCCAGCCTCTTTCATCCGCGTCACATACGTCACAAGCAATGCCTTTGCCACCTTATTTGTCACATTCGGCGGAACACGAATGAGCATATCAATGTCACCTGATGTAGGGAGACCTCTGCGAAAAGAACCGACAATTTCCGTCTCCCAGTCTTTCATTTCATCGGGTAAATAGGTGGGAAGGAGGTCACGATGGGCTTCCATTTCTTCTCTTGGAATTCGTTCCAATAATTCTTCATAGTATCGCAGACCAATCTTCTGTTTCTCGTTTAATAAGAGAGGTTTTTTCTCTACTTCTACACGAAGTTGTTCCACTGTATGAATACCCAATTGAATCAATTCGCGTACTTTCGCAGGTCCCACCCCATAAATATGTTGTAACACATCCACCGCATCGGTTGCATGTGTCTCTTTTACACGCTCTGCAGACCGAAGATAACCCGTTTCTATGATTTCTTTGATTTTGTCTCGAATTTTCTCTCCCACTCCTTGGAAATGATGAATGTCCTCATAGCACGTCACAGGTTCTACCCTCTCTCTCAATTGCCGAATCACTGTGGCGTAGGCACGGGCGCGAAATGTCTCCTTTTCTAGCACCTCCTTCTTTCGCATCGTGTCCAGCGCATCAATGAGAAGCGATTTGTAATCCATCATAAGCGTCTTGTCCATTGCCTCTTTATGATCTACGATTTCAATTTTTAAATCGTCATACATACATATTTCTTTTTTATCACGTACAACAATGATAGTAAAATGAAAGATGATATTCTGTTGCTTCGTGGGTACAAGATTTTTGACCTTATTCTATCTAAAGCAAAGAAGAGTACTCTAGATAATGAAATATACTCTTACCAAAGATAAACAACCTTCTACCTATTGGAATGGTGTTAAACCTCTTCCTGACACGATTCATGTGATTAGTCATCAAACACAAGTTGCTGAATTTGAATTGCTTACCATCATTTGTACCCTACATGGACATGTCACCGCATTTGATATAATAACAGGTGCAGAACCCAGTACAGAAAAAGACAACGATTTGAATTCCGTATTAATCGCATTCCAACAATATATCTATCCCAAAATGCCCCTCTCCCATTACACAAGCTCCGATAAGAGACATCCACACAATGTGATGAAACAGAAACCAATTGAATCACCATAATCTATATTACGTATCCTTATCATTGATGTCTATATAGACAAACACACCGCGAGATAAATAAAATTGATACTATTTTTTTCGTAGAGAAGATAGCATCCACCATGTCCGCAGCATCCATCTCCGAATCCACTGAATCCAAGAAAAATCGCAAACCCCCCGTTGCTAAAGCCGAAAAAGCCGAAAAAGCCGAAAAAGCCGAAAAAGAACTATGCAGCATCTGCGCGGATC